CTCCGATAGTCGTAGCACACACGGGTTCATACCTGAGTGACAGAGATAGGACTCTATATTTAGAATATAGCGCACCCACCTGAGTCAACCAGGGAAGACTCGCGGATCGCACGTGCAGAGGAATTGAGAGGACGAGTTCGCCCCCTGAAGTTCCACTGCTCGTGAGAAGCGCAAGGCTCTCCGAGTTCTCTACGATAGTTCCCCTAGGTGTAGACACTATCTTAGGCCTAGCCACCCGTTGAGGGTTACCGAAAGCAGCCGGAACGGAACCCGTGACATAGTCAAGGATCCCGCCCCTCCGCTGACGAGTAACCGTCGTCTTCTTCTTCTTCTTCATACTCTCCACCTTTCTTGTCCTGGTATCCATTTGTTATGTAGTTTGTTCCACACGAAAGTGCGGGACCTTTGCGTTGGGGTTCGGGGCCTTCAGGTCTCTGATCTCACCGTACTGGTTAGGCTCCACGAAACAACAAATGAATATCATCTAGTCCGACATATCCCTTATCCCGGTAGGTCCACTCGGAGTGCCAATACTGCACAGGGTGGGAGTAGCAGTTGTCGAGGACGAAATTGAGTGCCTCCCCGCCCAGTGGTTGATTAAACCCTGTGCGAAGAAGGAACTTATTCCATCTCCGAGCGCCGAAGATAACGGCCTTCTGTAGGGAAGTTGGTTTTACCAACCACCTACGAAGGGTCATTACCTTCTCCGCAAAACCGCCTCCCCTCTGATATGGATCCGGGAACACATTTTCAGGCGGACCGACATTGTCGTGGTGGGTTACTCCAAAAGAGTAGTCCGCCCCGACCGTGTTGATCCAGCTCGTTAACTTGTCGTGAAAGACTGTCTGAATACGTGAGTAATCAGACATGACTCCTTCACGGAAAGAGAACTTGCCCTGACGATGTGCCTCCATCCACATTCGCTCCCTCCTAGTGAACTGGTAGCCAGTAGGAACTCTTCCCCCTAGACATCCTAGCTCGCGCGGGCCGACTAGCGGACCAGGAAAGTTAGCCAGCATGGGGTAACGCTTCGCAAAGATAGTCCTCCCAACCTTCCACATGGAAGGAGGGAGTGTTTTCTCAAAAGCGTTCCACATCGCTCCGTACTGGTCCCATGGAAGGACCTGAACCCCGGTCTCCCTGTCTACCAGTTCATACTGATAGCCAAGGAGCCCGAGATTCGGGACCTTCATGGGCATCCAGCGATGCTCTGTCTTCGACCACGTGAAGAAGCGTGAGTTGATGAGGGCAAGGTCCCTTGTGTAATAGTTCTTCCCTAGGGAGAACTTCAAACCTACACAAGCGGTCTTCGCCTTCCACAACGCATACTCCGTCGCACTGGCCGGAAACAGAACATCGTCCCCGTTGATTCGCATAAACCTCTCACGAGGAATGGCGACGCAACTGGCGGAACGATTGATCAAGCAGAGCAGTGGGAATGATAATATATGTCCCATCATCTGCCCCCTTGTCACTGGTACCTTCCTATCCCCTATCACGACTCTAACGCGGATCAGACTGTCGATGGCCATCTTCCTAATAAGATGTTCATAGGCGATCAGATGTTTGGGTAGCTTAATCTTAGTCTTTTCTAGCATTTTCTCTGCAGCATACTGAGTATACTTCAGATAGATCTCATCGGTGGCGGCGGCGTAGTCGCCACTGCAGACCTTCTGACCCTTCTCTAGCTTTAGACCTTTGATGCTCGTCCATTCATCCTTTCCACCTATCAACTCATAGATAGGATTATCTCTCATCCTCCGGTGCCAGGCTTTCTGAATGGGTCCCAATAGGGACAACATCCAGGATTGACGAGTAACCAAACGAACCTTTAGGGGTTCGGGGATACCCGCCACTCTGGCATCGTAGAAATCCATATTCTCCTCATCTATCCACGCCCTATCGAGCAGCTCGGACAGGATGTCATTCCAGACTCCGTTCCAGGTCATAAGATCTGGATCGAAGAATTTCAGGACATCCTGCTCGCACTCCTCGACGCTGTTTAGGAACGGATGACGATCCCTAACCTCAGGGGTCAGGATGTGCTCCCGGGCATAACCCTGGAGTCCACCCTTCGCCCGCGAGCTCTCAAAACAGCTCGAGGTCGAAGGAGCGAATGGTACGGTATAATCCGCCACCATATCGTCCTCATCGTCACCCTCCCCAACCAGCTCCTTTACACTATCCTCTATGGCCCTCTCCATCTTCACCGCGTCCGGATAATGACTAGGCACAGGCCTAGCCAAACCCGCGACGTACTTCTCTATCTTCTCCTCCACTACTGACTCCGGAAGTTTAGGAAACAGTCGCTTCGCGTATAACATAAGCGAAGCCAGTTCCATCCTTCTGAGCTTCCCCTTTCCGGTCATCCGGTTCTTCCAGTACCTTTTGAAGTGTACATCGAGAATCGAATACGGATCGGAGATCTTCTGAGGGGGCGTGTCGTCTTCTAGAACCAAAGGTAGCCAATAGGCTACCCAGGCTTTAAGACCATCGACAAGCTCCCCCAGTACCTCGAAAGGACAGGTCCTGACTAACACCCTCTTTACACATACCCCCTTTAGATAGAAGGTATCGCGAAGTGCTGTGTCGCACTCTTCCCAAAACCTCGACACACTCAACCTTGAAGGATGCTGAGTTGCCTCAAACTCAACATCCCTCAGTAAGAACGGTTGGTGCTCCACCCC